CTTCACCTTTCAACTCCACCACCCATATGGGTGGGAGAAACCTAGGCGATTAAGCCCAGGGACCCGTATGCGGCCACGTTAACACGTAGCCGCGTCTAGTAACTGCGGGACGAAAGCGACCCCTCAATGCCTCTCTAGCGAGAGAAAATTGAGAGGAGTTACCGTTCAGGAACGCCGTGAGGCACCCCTGCTCGGATATCACCTTTCTCTGTGCTCTGATTCCTCGATAAGAGAAACCATAACCAGACCACCCCCGATTCGTGTTATACGATCGAGGTCTGGCCTCATCCCAAGAAGAGATGAAGCCAACGTCACCGAACCCATCTGGGATACGATGACGGGCCCGTGCTGGGCAAGCTGCAAAACAGCGTAGCCAAGCCGGTAAACAGCGAACATCTCGCCGACCTTCCGAGGAAGACCAACGAGCGATCGCGTTAGCATAGAGATAACAGATGGTGGGAAAATCATGATGGTCCGACCTCAAAAAGATCGGGCGTACATTGACTCCTTTAAACCAGTCCGTTCCGCAGCTCTCATGAAAAGACCCCTCGCCAAAGGTCTTTTCGTCGTTCACGCTGAAGCCTAGAAACTTCAGCATCTGTTCGACTAGCGTCCGAACCTGATTCGGCATAATCAAATCATCCCCATAAACGGAAAGGATCTGATCACCCAGCCCTAACTCATCGCAGGCACCACGAAGGATGCCCAAAAAGAGCAAGGACTCAAGCTCGAACGTGTAGCCGTTCCCCATGCTCGACCACTTTTCCAGTTTGATTACCTCTTCTTCCACTCGCGTGTAATCCACGCGCGCGAAATGGAGGAGATTGCACCAGTCATGCGGTAGGAGAAACCAAACAGCCTCGCGGCTTATGGAATCACTTGCTGAGGAAAGATCCATCGTACAGAGGTCCAGCTCCCAAGCCTTAGAGGCCCAGAACTGATTTATCCCCTGATCGTTGAGATCACAGCCAGCCATCCGTAGACGCTCACGCAACCCTGCACCAATCCCTAGCTGAACGAAGATGTTCAGGTCGGGCTCAATGCAGATGCAGCGATCGGTTTTCGAATTTTTGGGAACCGTTGTCAACTTACTGGTCTCTGTCAGGGAAATCCCTGGACAGTAACGCTTCCAGCTTTCTGGGGCCGAAAACAGCCAGTAGTCAGCAACGCGGGTCGTAGCCTCAAGGACACGAGGCGAATACTTCTTGCCCTGAGTCACTACTCCCGAAAGAGAGGTTGTAGCGCCTGGGCCAAATCGCATATTCCGCTCGATAAAGTCGAGCTTCGACCGCGAAAGCGGACCGAGGATACCCCGAATGTGAGCAGCAGCTTTTTCAAGTGCGCGCATCACATCGAGCCCAAAGGGAGAGTCGCCACCAAAAGGTGGTGGCATACCCATCTCAGGGTTCATGTATCTGGAAATTCGCGAGTTGGCTTCGGCGCATGCAGCTTCCGCTTTCCGGAACTTGTCTAAAGCAACCTGACGCCGATCGATCGGAACAGGCAACCGCTGGTTCTTTTGCAAAATCGACGTCACCAACGCATCATCCCTGAACGCTTTCGCGTCAGAGTAGTGCGTGGGGTCGATCGAAAGATCCAACAGCTGCCCGAACTCCTCGTTCTTAATCAACAGCCATACAGACAAGGCCCGGGGCGACCCTATGTTCTCACATAGGGTGAGTGCCACGTCCAACTCCAGTCTAGCGACTAGAACTTTATGCTTAACAGTCATAAAGGGTAGCTCCGGTTTGTTTCAGATTTCGGTCATGTGCGCCCGTTAGGGTTAGTACAGCGGATCGAGATCCTTGACAACCCCTTTCACAAGGGTGTTGTCCAAACCATTCGCCACGAAAGCGTGCAAGTCTGCACGCTCCGCAGCCGTCATCGTGTCAGGGATCACAAAATAACCCTTGAAACGACCGACGTAAGCCACCGTGGACACGCCGTTGACAGTCGACAGAACCGGGAGGTCCATGTCGATATCCACACGGTTGGTGCTCCGGCTGCCATTGGCAGCCGAATACCGCACCGCCAGCTTGTAAAAGCCGGCAGAAACCGCCGCCGTACGCTCGGTGAAAACCGAGTTATCCGGCGCAACGCGTTCGGGAGCGAACGACTTCGCGACAGGTGTCGCGGCTCCATTCATGATGGAGAGGGGTCCAGTGACTTGTGCCACAGTTTTCCTTTGTACCACCTAGCGGTGGCGAAGTTGAGTGAGAAGTGCCAACCCGTTT